AGCTGCTGAAGAATTTGCAGATGCAAAATTAAACGGATGGCTAGAAGCCTTACCACCAGTAGCATCTAACTTTTTTGATTACTTACAAATGTTGGGTGAAGACGCAACTGAAGATAAAGTAAAATCGTTCTTTACAACTGTTAACCCAGAGATTGATTATAAATCTGTGGATTTAACAAACGAAGATATTCAGAAATCAGTAATGAGGACATTCTATAGAAAGATGGACTATTCTGATGATGAGATAAAAGAAGCAATAGACGACTTGGAAATTGCAGGTACATTATCTAAACAAGCTAAAACAGCTTCAACTAAATTAGCAGCTATTCAAGAAAAAGAAATGGCTGGTTTGTTAGAAGAAGAAAGACAAGCTAACATTGTTAAAAAACAAAATACACAAAGGTTTTTTGGTAATGTAAAACAAGTTATTGATAATGGTAAAGTTAACAACTTTAGTATTCCTGTAAGTGAAAAGAAAGCAATTTTTGATTACGATGTGCAAGGTGCCTTTATGAAAGACTTAAATGAAATTCTAAAAGATCCTTCTAAACGTGTAGAATTGGCTATTGCTGTTAAAAACAAATTTAACCTAAATAAATACATATCTGCCGCAGCTCAAACACAAAAAGCCAATGGTTTACGTGATAAGTTAAAGAGTGGTACTTCTAAATTAAAAGGAGGAAATGCTACAAATGGTGTTGCAAATGATAGTATTGATTGGGATAACATGGAAAACTAAACTTAAAAATAAATAATAAATAAACATGGCTAGAATTATCACAGCTCAAACCTGGAATGAAAGCATGAAAACTAATGACGCTTCTTTAGCTCGTCAGTTGATGCTTCAACCAGAAAAAATCACTCCGGTACTTACCTATTTAATGGGTAACGAGGATAACCGTTTCCCTCTTCATTACTTATCAGAAGGTATGCGTTCTACAATGGAAATTGAAGGAGACGAATACGAATATGATGTAGTAGGTCGTATTTTTAAAGCAGTTCCTTTGGCAGCTGCAGTTACTATGGTTAACGCTGGTATTGGATTTGGTGAATTTTTAATGACTTTCAACGAAGGTCTATTCCCTAACAAATACACTATTATCTCTCCTAGAGGTTACCAATTAGTTATTACAGATCGTAAAAACACAGGTTCACAATGGCAATATAAAGTAAAAATTGCTGGTGCTAAATCTACAAGTGAATTTATTCCTGCAAGTGAACTAGGTGCTGGTGCTTTATACTCATTAGGTTGGTATGCTGCTGCTAGTTTTGGATCACGTGGATCTGAGTCTACTTCAACTGCTCCTTTTAAAGTTCGTGGTGACGTTTCAACTATTCGTAAGTCTTATGCTTGGGAAGGTAACGTTAAATACCGTGGAGCTAAAGGTGTTGAATTAGGTACCAAAGGTGGAGGAACTAAACAATTATGGTGGTCATTTGAAGAATGGCAACATAACTTGAGTTTCCGTAGAGAGTGTGAATCTAACTACTGGTATTCAAAATCAAACCGTGATATGAACGGTCAAATCAATGAACGTGACGAAGAAGGTAACCCAATTTATCGTGGTTCTGGTTTGTTAGAACAAGTTGTTAATAAAGATACTTATTCTGAATTAACTGCTGAGAAAATCAAACAAACAATTCGTGATACTTTCTTTGGTATGAGTGATGCTCAAAACAAACAAATCACATTGTTTACTGGTACAGGTGGACGTGATGCATTTGATCAAGCAATGAAAGCTGAATTGTTAGGTGCTGGTTACATCAAGTTAACTGACAACCGTTTCGTAAGTGGTGGAGGATACAACTTAAAATTAGGTGGTTACTTCGATACTTATCAACACGTTGATGGTTACACTGTTAATGTAGTAACTAATCGTCTATATGATGATGGTCCTGCTTCTAAAGGTTTATTCCACCCTAAAACTGGTTTACCTCTAGAGTCTTATCGTATGACTTTTGTTGATACTTCAGTTTATGATGGTGCTTCTAACTTAATGATGATCAGTAAAAAAGGTCGTTCTATGGTACGTGCTATGGTAAAAGGTATGAACGAGGTTAGCCAAAACTTATCAGGTAACGATGTTGTTGCAACTGATAAAGATGCTAGTTCATTACATATGATGAAAACAGGTCAAGTTGTATTGAGACGTTTCAATACTTCAATTGACTTACAGTGTGTAGCTGGATTATAAAATAAAAAAGTAGGGGAGTAAAATCCCCTACTTATATCGGGTTGTAGTGTTCAATGGCAGCACAGAGTACAAAGTATTACAGATGGGGTTCGATTCCCTGCCCCCGACAACTTTAAAACAAAGAATATGATAAGTAGAAAAATTAAATTGAGAAGAAAAGAAATCGTAAGGTTTGGTTTACCCACAGAACTTAAAGACGAGAAAATTTGTAATTTAGGTGGGTACAATGACAGTAATGGTAATCCTTCAAGACCTTTTACCTATGAGGAAGAAGACAAATGGATGCCAGAAATTGTAGGATTAAAAGTAACTGACCCAGGATTTAGAAGTGCTGTTACACACCATTATAAAAATTTAACTATTAAAGTTAAACCTGATGGAGTAGATTTGGAAATAGGATTAGATTCAGCTGGTAATCCAGTTAACATTGAAGACTATTTAAAATATCAGTTTTCTAAACAACATCCTTGGACAGCTAAAAGCAAAGAAGAGTGTGTAGGTGCTGAACATCTTCAGTTTTACTTTGAAGATCCAGAATCTGAAAACATTGCTAAAGGTGCTAAACTTGAAGTAACTTCTAAAGCTTACGTTGAGTTTGCTAAGTTAGATGAAGATGAAGATAAAATGGATTGGGTACTTAGAACAGTTATATCTAAGTTTACTGATTTAGGTTCTTTATCAGAGTTAACTAAACTTAGTGTTGATAAAAAGAAATTAAAAATAGCTGAAGTAATTCAAAAAGATCCTTCTTACTTCCTAGAAGTAATGAATGATAAAGACTTGATTTACAAAGCTGAAATAGCTTCTATGGTTGAAGCAGGTGTATTAATGAAAGAAGGTAATAAGTATTTAAACGGTACTGAAAACCTAGGATCATTAGATGGTACAATTGCTTTCTTAAAAGATGGTAACAACTCTCAAGACTATGCAGTATTAAAAGCTAGACTTGATCAGTTTGGAAGTCCTTTAACAACCAAAGCGTTAAAACCAAAAAAAGAAAAAACTAATTAATGACCGTACAAGATTTACATATTGCTATAGATTTGGAGTTGAATAAAGTCAACTCCAATCTATATGATATTATATTACCACAGGAAAAAGATTACTTTTTAAATAGGGCACAGGAACGTTTTATTAAACAACGTTATTCTCCACGTTCAAATGCTAAACAATTAGGATTTGAAATGAGTCAAAAACGTATTGATGATTTACGTAAACTAGTGGTACCTAATTATTATGATAAAGTATACCAACTTCCTTCAACGGATTTTGATTATACCACTAAAGGTACATTTTACTTTCCAGATGATTATTTGTTCTTAGCTTCTAATAGAAGTAAAGTTTATTATAATGATTGTGGTGCAATTACACAATCTACTGCTGTAGAATCTTTTAACGTAGCATTAATTAGTATACCATCAACTCCTACTACTTATAACGCATTAGTTATTTATGTAGATGGTAGTAATATTATAAATGCTAGTAACCAACCAATATTATCTGAGTACACTAATGAAGATAGAAGTGCTTTAATTGAATATTTAATTAATCAATTAAATGCTGCAGATATAACCGGTTGGACTTTTTACAGTACTTTTAAAAATTTAACTGCTGACATAGTTGGTGTTAAAACTAGTACTGGAAATGTAGAGGTTGCTTTAAGTGAAGCTTCAACAACTTTTAACACAGCTGTTAAAACATATACATATTTTACTGGTACTGGAGGAAATGATTTAGTAGTACCTAATAGATTTATACAACAAGATGACGTATACATTGTACAACAAGATCCTTTTAATAAAACATCTGTTGCAGATGGACCTTTATGTATTATTCACGATAATAATATAGACGTATTTTTTAAACCAACAGAATTTATTGTAAAAGAAATAGCTATATCGTATATTCGTAAACCAAAGTTAATCAACCTACAACAAAATCAAACGTGTGAACTTTCAGAAGAAACACATGCAGAAATTGTTAGAGATGCAGTTAACTTGTTGCTTGAAAATTTTGAAGCTAATGCTCAAAGAATACAAACTTCAAACCAAGTAGAGCAATCTAATGAATAAATTTTTAATTAATAATAACAAATAAAAAACAAAAACAAACATGCTTAAAAATGTTTTAATCGGTACAAATGTACCGTACACAACAACCGCTACTAATCCTAGCCAATTAACAGCTGGGCAAATCGGAGTTTTCTCTGTAGCTGCTGATGGAACTTACAGTAGAATTGATACTACTATTGATGCTGCTCAAGCTTTACTTCCAGTAGTAATTGCTCAAGGTACCCCTGCTGGTAAAAATGTAAAAATGTTTACTATCCAACCTAAAGAAAAAAGAGCTTATTTAAATACTACTTACCTAGCCCCTAAACCTAATGTGTTTGTAGCTGGTTATGATGGTGTTACTGCTGCTTACAATGTAGTTTCAGGTGCTGCTGGTACTTATGATTTTAAAGTACAAAACTTAACTTACGGTAACCCACCTTTCCCAACTGTTGGTTCTACACCTTTCTTCCAAACTGCAGCAGCTGCTACTCCAATTGCAATTGTTGAAGCTATTGTAAAAGATGTAAACAGCCAAATGTTGTTATCAAACAATGATGTAATGCCAGCTCAACGTTTTGCATTTGCTGAAATTTTAAGTACTGTTTCTACAGCTACTATTGGTGGTGTAACTGCAACTGTAACTAATGGTTCTACAACTGTTATTTTATCAACATCTTCTGGTAGTGTTGTACCAGGTGTTTATTTACGTTTTGGTAGTTCTATGTCTGCAACAACAATTGCACTTTACAAAGTACTTGCTGTTAGTGGTGAAACTGTAACTTTAGATTCACCATATGTAAATTCTGAAATTGCTGTAGGTGCTTCAATTACTAGTTTAAATATTGCTTTTGTTGCTACTGTAGGTAGTTCTAATTGTGGTATTCGTGTAACTGAATATGGTAACACATTTAATGGTTCAAATGTATTAGAGCCAATGCCTAACAAAATTATGAATGTTAGTTGCAGTTCTAATTTGTCAGGAACTCCTGTTCAAAATAACCAAATTGTAGCTAAAGATTACACGTCTTCTATAGGTAATCCTGTATCATTTACTTACACTGAAGGTAATGGTACTTATCCACAGATCTTTAAAAAGGAATTAACTGCTGCTGGTTACGGAGGATTTATCAACCGTATATTCTTGCCAGATAATTTCCCTCTTTATTCTGTAAGTGGTGCTACTTATGATACTATTGGTTTACAATATGGTACTAGTGTTACTGATTACACTGCTCAAGGTTACAAAGCAGGTGAAACTTTAGACGCAATTATTGCTGTTCCTTTTTCTTCTGTAGGAAATCAATTTGCTACTTTAGCAACAATTTTATCTAGTCCAAACTGGTAATAATTAATCTAATTAATAAATTAAAGGGTAAGAGAAATCTTACCCTTTTTTGTTTTATAATTAAATCGTATATTTGAAACATGAACACAATATTTGGTAACTTTATTGAAAAGACACTTCCTAATCTTAGGGATGCACTTATAAAATTAGTTGTAGGTACTAATGAAACTACAATGAATCTAGAAGATTTTAAAACTTTAATGGCACCTGAACCAAATTATAAAGTGTATACTGCATTAGTAACACAGAGTGGTGGGGATGAACCTTTAGAAATAAATGGAGATGAAGCAATACCGTTAACTATTGGTGTTACTTATGAGATTATTGATAACTCTCCTAATTTGGCAGATTTTACTAATGTTGGTGCTCCAAACAATAATATAGGAACAAAATTTGTTGCTACAGGAACAACACCTGCAAGTTGGGGTAATATTGATGAAGGATGGGCTGTACTTGGTTACAACCTAGGTGCTCCAACAGTAACAGTATTAGAAAATACAATTGGTAATATTTGGTTTACGTATGGTAATGTTGGTGAATATTATATTTATTCTAATGATTTATTTACACAAGATAAAATGTACTTATCTATTATTCCATTAGTTAATTTTGATTCTGGGGCAAATGTTCCAGCGTTTTTATTTAATCGACAAGATATTAATGAATTATTACTTACAACATCAAATGCAGGAGATAATCAAAATTATCAATTATCTAGCACTCCAATAGAAATAAGAGTATACAACTAATCTAATGGCATTAATATCTAAACATAAATCAGTTCCAAATCAATCAACCCAGTATTTAACCTTAACGGAAACTACTGGTGTATTTGGTACTTTAAACCCCGGAGGTTACGGTGCAGGTCAAACTCCTGCAGGTCTAAGAGAAATAGGAGATATTTTAACTTCTAATTATAGTATATTAAATTATAATGGTACTTTAACTTATACTGGTTCTACTACACCTGTAATTACAGAAGAGTTATATTCTACAAATTATAATAATACTAATGCTCAATTAATAGCTGGTGGTACAACACAATCTTTTGATTTAGCTACTTTAATAGGTGTTAATTATGTAGATGCTGTTTACAAATCAATTTATTATAATTGGTTTAATGGAACAAATATTATTAATCAAGGAGATGCTCCTAATATTTTAGTTGTACCTAATTATAATGAATTTACAAATGCTAAATATATTAAAATAGATATTACAGGTTTAGGTGATTTTGAAATTTACGAAGTATTACAAGTTAATACAAATAATACTATTGTAATAAATAGTAATACAGCATTTGATAGTGACCATGCATATCAAGTAGGTTATGAATCAACAGCTTACTTTGCTAACACATATAACATTAACAAGTGTTTACATTTTAAAATATCTCAATTATCTCTATCAACTTGTAGTTGTAAAACAAAATCTACTGAAAAATTATATGAGGCTGTAATGATGTACATGTCAATACAACCTAATATGGATTTAGGTAAATACACTAAAGCTCAAGAAATTATTCAAGCCTTAACTATATACTGCAATGGTGGAGAATGTAATTGTTAATTATAACCAAACTCAGATAGACGATATTATATGTGAATTAAATGGCTTGTACACAGACTTAACTGGAGTATTAGCTAAACAATGGTTATATTCTGTACCTTGTATTGATATGTGTTTACTTAAAGAAGTATTTCTTTTAAGATGGGCTATTGATGGACAATTAGATACAAATCTTCTTTCAACAGAAGAATTAAATTATATAGTAGATAGAATAAATAATATAGCAAACTGCTCATGTTAGAATTTAATTCAACAAATGATAATGATTGTGGATGTGACCCCGGATCCTTAAATGGTTTTACAGATCCGTCATGTCCTGCACCTTCAGTAGTAACTTGGAATAGTATTCAAGGTAAACCTTCATGTTTTACTCCTTGTGCTCATACCCATGTTCCTGGAGACATTATTGGATTAGAAGCTTATATTCAAAGTGTTGAATTTATTAGTAATATAGCTACAACAAATTCTATACAATTAACAGCACCTTCAGGATTTTTAAATGCTAATTTAAGATTATCAGCAAACACAGGAGTAGGTTATAAAGTACCTTTGTCAATTTTATCTGATGGATTAATTGGACAAATACCTTATGCTTCTGGATCAAATGCTGGTATACTTAGTGCTGCAGATTGGATTAATTTTAATAACAAGTTTAACACACCTAGTGGTACAATATCACAATATGTAAGAGGAGATGGTAGTTTAGGTACATTCCCTGCATTTGGTACATTATCTTCAGTAGGTATAACAATGCCGGCTGCTTTTGGTGTAGTAAATAGCCCATTAACAAGTAATGGTACTATTGTAGTAAATGCATTAGGTACATCTGCTCAATACATTAGAGGTGACGGAACTTTAGCTGTTTTTCCTACTAGTAGTGGGTCTGTTACATCTGTTGGATTATCAATGCCAGCAGCTTTTACAGTTACTAACTCTCCCGTAATAAGTTCCGGAATATTAACCGTTACTGCAGCAGGAACTGCATCTCAGTATATAAGAGGTGACGGTACACTTGCAACATTACCTACTGGTGGTGGAGAAGGAGGATCTTCTATTTATTATTATTTAAATGGTAGTGTTACTGCTTCTGTAGCAGGATATAAACAAATGGATTTTGATCCTGTTTTAGGATTAGGTACTGATTTTCCTTTATTAGGAAATGGGTTAATTGCTCAGTTTTTAACTGATGTTGCAAATCCAAATAGATTAGAAATACCGGGTGGTGCTTGGAATATAGAAACGTGGTTTAGTATGTCATCTTCTGGAGGTGCTACTAAATTTTATGTAGAACTTTTAAAATATAACGGTACTACATTTACTACTATTGCAGATAGTTCGGCTGTTCCAGAAACTATTACAGGTGGTACAAGTATTGATTTGTATTTAACGTCATTAGCAGTACCAACAACTACGTTATTAGCTACAGATAGATTAGCTATTAGAGTTTATATAGTAGATAATTCAGGAGGTAGAACTGCAACATTACATACAGAAAATAGTCATTTGTGTCAAATTATTACAACTTTTGCTGGTGGTATATCTGCATTAAATGGTTTAACAGATAATACACAATATTTTGCTTTAGGATCAACAGGTACTTCATATAGTATTGTTTCATCTGGAAATACTCATACTTTTAACACACCTTCATTTACAATAGGTAGTGTTCCTTTCGGAAACGGTACTGGATTAACTGAAAATAATACTAAATTCTTTTGGGATAATACTTTATTTAAATTAAAACTTACAGATAGTAAATTAGAATTTTTAGATACAGATGCAATAGCTGGTTCTGCTTTATTAGAATATAAACTGCAAAATACTATAATGCCAATGTTAGTTTGTGAACAAACTGATACTGATGGTGACGCTGCAATGTATTTTAAACTTAAAGCATTTAATAATGCAGGTACTGCTGAATCAGGACAATCGTTAGGTTATTTATTTGGTATTATAGATGGTGTAGATACTTCAATTGGTCAAGTAGGATTAAGTTGGAATACACCTAGAGCTAGTACAGGAGCTAACAGATTAACATTATCAAACACATACGATTCTACAGGTACAATTGTAATACAAGCTACAGCTTATACTCAAGTAGATGGGTTAGCAATTACTAAAGCCGCTACTAATACTTTTACTACAGGTACTGTATTTTTTTCAATTACCTACCCTTTTAATGTTATGAGATTTAATTATGGGGGTACATCTGGAACACATAGTATAAAATTACCTTACAATTTTGATTTGCCTATACCTGATGGTTATATTGCTATAATAAAAGCTATTAATGCTAAAGGCACTGCTCCAGATGTAGTTATGGTTGTTGAACCTATGGGTGGTGACACTTTAGAACCTTTTACATTTACAGCTGATTATCAAAGTGTTACGTATAGATATAATTTATCTAGTACTCGTTGGGACATAATAGCAAAAGTTTAATTATATTTGTAATAAATAAATAATAAAATGGGATTAACTAATTTAGAAGCTTTAATAACCTCGTTAGTTGGGTTTTATACTCGTAGAGGATATAACGGTAGTGTAGGAACACTTGAAACTTTTACTCCATTATCTGAAACATCAGTACCTGCACAATTAGTATATATTTCTAATACAATAGGTCAAACACTATTGGTATCAACTGATGCTGGTGCAACTTACTTAGCATTACCTGATGGTGCCGTATTTCCTTTTAACAATATTGCAGATTTAAGTGCTGTTTGGGTTAAAGCAGCAGATGACACTATAGATTTAGTTGTAACTTACAGATACGAAATTTAATGATTCAAATCATTATAAAATATGGTAGACCTATAGTATTAGCCATTAAAAAATCTGGTAGTACTCCTCCTCCTATCCTATCTTGGATATGGGGAACTATTACAGGTACTAATTGGGGTACTTCTACTCCTGGTAAACTTTGGGGTGTACCTGAATCTACAACAGCTCCTGCTAATTTAACTGCACCAACAATAACAGGTGCTGCAATAGTTGGCCAAACATTAACTATTAATGGTGGTACTTGGAGTGCTGTTCCTTATATTTTAAAATACGATATATACAGAGGTGCTACCTTATTAACATCATTAGCTACTTCAAATAGTAGTATTAGTTATACGGTATTACAATCTGATGTGGGTGGTAGTATAAGTTGTGTAGTGTCTGCAATAAATAGTGCAGGTACAGCAGTTGCTCCTACAAGTAATACTGTAACAATAATAGATACTATTATCCAGAAAAGTGGTAGTGCTAGTGCAGCAGCTTACGACATAAACATGGTGTTGAACTCAAGCTATGCAAACTACTCAACTCAAATAGTACGAGTAAGACGTAGCGGAGATAATGCAGAAGCTAACTATGGTGTAGCTTCAAATGGTTATGTTGATTGGAGTGCAATTACAACATGGGTAAATGCAGGTGGTGGTACACAAAATGGATTTGTAGTTACTATCTACGACCAATCAGGTAATGGTAGAAATTTTACACAAAGTACACAATCAGCACAAATGCAGATTATTGCAAGTGGTGTATTATTAACAGACACAGGTGCAGGTAGTGGAGCAGTTCCACGGGCAGCAATGAGATCAACAGGCACACAATTCTATGAAGTTGCCGCAAGTACAGCAATGTTTAATTTCTTGCACAATGGAGGAGATGGATGGATTACAAGTGTTCAAAGATGTGGAAATGTTGCAGACCCTGCGGCATTCTACGGGATAGTTGGTAACTTTGGTGGCTCAGGTGCAAATACAGGCTTTGCTGTTGGTTTTGCAGATAATAGTCCCAATAATAATGCAACATACCAAGCTATTTGGAAAGGCTCAAATCCACAGCCAGCAGCAACATTAGTAAGTAATGTAATGACTGCAAATCAAATAGCAATTCTTAATTTTCAATTTGATGCTGATAATGCAACATTAGCTAATAGAGCAATTAATTGGGTTAACAATAGTACAGCAAATGCAAATAACACTCTTAATGGAACTCCTGTTACATCTAATGCAACATTTAATTTACAGTGGGGTTCTAATGGAGCTGGTGGTTTTGGAATTGTTGGAAGTTTACAACGTTTAATTATTTGGAATGCAAACTTATCAACTCAAAGAACAACATTAACAGATTTAACTAATAGTTACTATGGTATTTACACACCTGTAATTGTAAGTGACCCTAATGCTCAAGCATTTGTTGATGCTGCAAGTATAACAAGTCAACCACAAGCAGATGCTGTTAATACCTTAGTAATAGGCATGAAAGCACAAGGGTTGTGGACTAAAACGCCAGCAGTTTACCCTATGGTGGGTGGTACAGAATATTCACATAAGTTTAATCTTAAAGACCCTCGTGATTTAGATGCAGCATTTAGATTGGCATTTAGTGGAACTTGGATACATTCAAGTACGGGAGCAACGCCTAATGGTACTAATGCGTTTGCTGATACATTCTTAGTTTGTTCTACAGAATTTAACACTACAACATTTAACCATTTTAGCTATTATTCAAGAAGTAATACGGCTAAAGCAGCTGAATATGTTATGGGGTCATTTGATGGTGTTGGGAATACTGGTATGATAATTAGACGTGACAACAATTCAAGTTTAATGATAGCCGATTACCCGTCTTCTACAACATTTAGAGCAGCAACTGGTTCGGTTACAGATTCACGAGGTTTTTTCTTAGGTAGTCAAACTGGGGCAAATATAAAAATGTTTAAAAATAACATTTTACTTGCTAGTAATACAGGAGCTACATTAAATTCAGCTCAATCAACCAGAAGTGTTTATATTGGGGCATTAAATAGTACACCTGCAAGTTTTTATACTGATAAAGAATGTGCATTTGCTTCAATAGGTCAAGGATTATCAGACGCAGAAGTTACTTCACTAAATACATTAGTTCAAGCTTTCCAAACAAGTTTAGGCCGTAACGTATAAAATATAAAATAAAAAATTAAAATAAAATGGCAAGTATATTCAACCAAGACATAGGTTTAAACTATAAAGGAATTATAACTTTAGGTAGCACTATAAACCAAAACCTATCAGGTACATTACAATATTTAACTGATGGTGATGGCAATAACTTGCCTTTACAAGTAAGTACTACGGGATTACAATTTAATGCTATTGAAACCATTTACAGAAATGCGGCTGGTACAAACATAGCAATGAATGTATGGGGTAACTTAGGTAGAGTTGCAATAGGTGGATTAACTACAAACTATACTCCTTCTGCTCCATTACAAGTACGTGGAGATGCACTTAGCCCAATAGCACGTTTTGAAGATAATGCAGGTACTTTAGCTTTACAAGTTCAGCATTCTATAAATGGTATAGGTTTATTAACATCAGGTAGTTGGGTTGGCTATAATAGCTCAACAACACAATTAGTAGGAATACAAGGTGGGTATTATTATATACTTAATTCTACAAGTAGATTTCAAATAAATTTAGCTACTAACGAAACTAGAAATTTAGGTAATTTATTTGTAGGTAGTGTAGCTGTAACGTCAACCGCAAGATTACATGTACGTGGAGATGGAACTAACCCTTACGTAAGATTAGAAACTCCTGCTGGAGCTTCCGTTTATGAATTTAATGTTATACAATTTGATATTGGAGCAGCTTCTACAAATATGAATGTAAACTTTAGAAGTAACAGCAGTACGTTTACTTCTACTCAAATGGCTTCTACATTTGAAGGGTTTAGATTTAATTTTGGTACAACTGCTTTTTCATCTAATGGAAGTTGGAATAAAATATATTTTAATCAAACCTACACGTTAACAGGAGCTGTAAGTAGTAACATTAATGAAATAAATTTAGTTTCAACATTTAATGCAAACGCTAATACAGGTGTATTTAATGGAGTAAATGTTAGACCAACTATTAACCAAACAGGTGGAGCTAATGGTATCACAAGAGGACTTTACGTAGCTCCTACACTTACAGCAGCTGCTGATTTTAGAGCTTATGATTCAGATATTACATTTGCAAATGCGTCAGGTAGTAATAAGCTTTCGTTATTTAATGCTAATTATACTATTAATAATACAGGAACTACAAGTGGTAGTATTGTTACAGGTATTAAACTTAATGCAACTGAAACGTCTATAACTGGTACTACTCACAACTTGATGGATTTACAGGTTGGTGGGCAATCAAGGCTTAGGTATACACCTACAGCTAATTCAGGGTTACAAATAACAAGAACTGATAATGCTTATGTTTCCGTAACTTTAAATAATAATGGTATAACTGTACATCAAAACTTAGGTGTTACATCAAATTATTATGTTGCTACTGTTGGAAGTGTTCTTTATACAGTTAATAGTTGGACAATAGGTAGTAATGCAGTAAACTTTGCAAGATTACACGTTAGAGGTGATGGTACTAATCCAATAGCTAGGTTTGAAACCAGTGCTGGTGGGGCATCATATATTATTAACTCAACAGGTACTGCTCATACATTTACAGGTAGTGTTGACGTTTCTGATGTTGTAAACGTAGCTGCAACAAGAGGTTATTTCTGGACAAATAGAGGAGGTATAGCAACTTCTGGAGATGGTATTATTTTATTACGTAATAATAATAATACTGATTTTAATAGACTTAATTTTGGAGGTAATACAAGTAGTTTCCCGTCATTAAAAAGAAATACAATTGCATTAGAAGCAAGATTAGCTGATGATAGTGATTTTACTTTTATACAAGGTAAATTAAGAACTGAAACTAATTTTACAAGTGAACCAGCTGTAATGGCTAGTGGTTACATAGTTCTTTATGATTTAGATGGTACAGCATATAAAGTTTTAGCAACAGCATTATAATATTAATAATTAAAATAAAATGATAATAATAAGTGAAAAATCGTTTGTAACTCTAAGTGAAGACTTACAAACCCCTAAAAAAGTAAAACAAGGTGTAGTTAAATTTACAACACCTGCATTGGGTAAAGTTAGTGGCTGGTTAACATTAGAAGATGAATCAGGTGCTGAGGTAACTAATTGTTTAATAACAGAATACGATCAATCATATTTTGTTGGTGAAAAGTTAGATATTTTATTAACTTTGCATGTAGATTTTAAAGCAGTTTTAGAAGCTTTAAATCCAAGTTTAACAATTACAATTGAAATTTAATTAATAAATCATATGCAAATAGAACAAGGAAAAAAGTACAACGTAGTACTTACAGGAGAAGAATTAGCATTAATTCAAAATGCTTTGGTAGAATTACCATTTAAATTTACAGCAGCTTTAATCCAGGGGTTACCTGAGAAGATTACTGCTTATGATGAAAACAAATTAGAAATAGTAGAGGGTTAACCTCTATTATTTCTCCATTAAACTATGGCAAAAGTAGCTACTAAACAGAATTTTAAATCGTCACCTTTTGGTACTAAGAAGAAAGGTATGGCTAAAAAGAAATTAAACAAACACGAAAACAAAAAACCGTATAATCGTCAAGGCTAATATCTATGAAACAAGTTGCATTAGAACTCACAAAAAAACATGGTTGGAAAGTGTTAGCATTTATACTGCTAATGCTTGCCGTTAAGTTTACAAACTTAGAACCTAAAATGGTAATTGATTTTTTAAACGATAAATCTGTTATTCAAAATGACTCTACCAATTAGTTTCAAAACATTTAGTAAAGACCCGTACAAGGCTACCATGTTTATGGTTCTTTGTGCTATTGCATACTTGTACGTAGATAATAAGATTAACTATACAAGTCAAATAACTAAACACGAGCAGAAGATAATTGTGCTTGAACAAAAAGTTGATTTGTTAAGTTCAGCATTAAAACGTTCTGATAGTGCATTAGTAGCTGTCACGACAAGACTAGAAGTATTAACTCAAATGGGGGCTATCAAATAATGAAATATTTATTATTGTCAATAATAACAATATTAGCAGTATCATTATCAGAACCCAATAGAGAATTGGAGTATGATTCATCAGTAGATTCATTACTTGCAAAGACTAATAACACATTTAAGAAAGCATCTACAGTATGTGTTAAAGCTGAAAAGCAACAAACAAAGATGATTACAGAAGTAAAAGAGAAAGTAGTATCGTTAGAAAAAGATAAAGAAGATCTACAAACAACACTAACAGAAACTAAAACTCAACTTCAAAATGTTAAAGAAACTATTAATACTAACGCTGCTGACACTGGTGAGCAGTTTGACTTATTCCCAAGTAATTAAAACAATTGAAGGGCAAAAAGTAGTTTTATTTACACTTGAACAAGCTAAAGGAGTAAATGATACCTTTGTAATTCAAAAACAAAACATTGCTAAATTAAAATCTCAAGATAGTTTAAATCTAGTAAGTGTTAAGTATTTAATACAACAAGATAGTATCCATAAAATTAAAGATAGTATAACTTACTATCAACAAGTGCTTCCTGCATTTGCTGAAATAAAACAATTATTAGTTGCACAAATTGAAACTCCATTTAAAGGTAATATTGAAATAGGAGTAGGTGCAGGTGCATCAACTTACTTTGGTAATTTTAGACCTTTCAATACAATTGCTGACGGTAAGTATTATATACCATCAGGTGCCGGAGTATTAAAATATAATTTTCATAAACATCTAACTTCAAGATTTGAGGTAATAGGTACACAAATAGCAGCTGGTCCATTAAGTAAACAACTTATAATAGGTACAGTACTTGTAGACTACAATATTGCTCCTAATATGTACAGCATCAGAGTAGGCATGATACCTACTGTAAGTGTAGGATTAAACGTATTCGGCTTAACAGATAAGTCATTGGTAGTTGGAGCTGGTATTAAATCATACTTTACAGCATCAACTGCATTAGAGATTAACGTAAGATACGGACTAACAAATATAGACAATGTTGGAGGTACAGATACCTTTATTTATGGGCATTTAATTTTAACAAAACGTATACTATGAAATTCTTTAAACAATTATTTGACGACAAAAATACCATCAACGAAAAAGCTGTAGTTGGTTTTATTGCATTCTTTATGCTAGTAGTAGCATTAGCAGTTGATTTGGTTACTGGGTATTTTGGAAACCCATTAGTAATTAATGAATTTATATTTGATGGATTTATGGTAATAATTTTAGGCAGTTTTGGTATTGCCTCAGTAGATAAATGGTTAAACAAAAAAGATAATAACACACCAAATGAGTAACATATCAAAACATATTACATTGAAAGAAGCTACCTATTCATCAACAGGAGAAGCTAAAAAGATTGATAATAGTCCTACGGCTGAACATTTAGTTAGTATGAAGCTATTGGCTGAAAAAGTATTTGAACCAATCCGTGAGTGGTACGGTAAACCAATTAAAATAAATTCATTTTACAGAAGTAAAGCTTTAAATTTAGCTATCCCTGGAAGTAGTTTAACTAGTCAACACTCAAAAGGTGAAGCTATGGATATTGACACAGCTGCTGATAATAAGAAACTATTTAACTATATTCGTGAAAATTTAGATTGGGATCAATTAATCTGGGAATTTGGAACTGCTGAAAATCCTGACTGGGTACATGTTAGTTACAAGGCTACAGGTAATAGAAAACAAATACTAAAAGCTAAAAAAGTAAATGGTAAATCTGTTTACGAACCATATAAATAATGAGATACTTATTAATCATATTAAGTCTAATACTTGTTTCATGTAGTTCTGAATGGCACATGAAGAAAGCTTTAAAGAAAAACCCTAAGTTAGCTGATAGCTCAGTTAAATATGTACCTTATTACAAAGATACTATTGTAACTATTCAGATTGTAGGAGATACTTCAGATCAATCTGTTAAGTATGCTGAGTGGTATAAGAAAATAGCTGACAGTACAATGATTGTATTTTCAGATAGTTTTACACATGTAACCCAAGAACTAGATTCATTAGGTAAATTAAAAACTAAAGTTATTAGGTTACCTTATGAAGTTAAACAATTAGTAACCATACATGATACCATACAAGTTAAAATGCCACCTCAAGTTATTGTTAAGAATGAAATAGGTAGTTTTACTTGGATTTTGATATTAGTGGTAATTGTGCTATTTTTGTTGTTACTTAATAAGTTATTTAGATAATGGCAAGTGCTAAAGAAATAGTTTACAATTGGAGGAATTTAATTAGTGGTGGTAGGTTATCAGATGATGATATACCTTCATATTCACAGTTAAAGTTTATTCTTAATTATAAACGTTTACAATACTTACGTCAAGATTATGCAAAGAATTTCTTTGATAATGATTTGATGTATCAAGATCTTGGGTGTCTAGAAATGGAACCTGTAGATTCTGCAGAATGTTGCCACTTTGAAACTGGTTGTACAATATACCGTACAAAAGAAATACTACCTTACCCACTTAGACTTTTAGATAGATTAGGATTTAAAGTTAATGCAATTAACAAAACCAAAAGGTTTGAATTAATACTTCCTGAACGTGCTCCATTTATTGGGTATACTAAATACCCATCACTTACTGAAAAAGTTTATTGGTTAAATGGTAGATTGTATATGAGAGGACTACATGCTATTAATGCTAGAGTTATAGCTGAAAATCCAGAAGATGTAAAAAGATTTAGATGTGATGATCAATCGTGTTATAACGATGATCACCAATATCCTTTGCCGGGAGATATGATAGATTTGATAACAAAAGATATATTAGGAACTGAATTAAAAGCCTTAATATCTTTAGGACAAGACTTAGAGAATAATGCAAAAGACGATATGTACGAAAGAACTTCTCAGTAATAATTTAGAAAGTAAGAAATTACTTTCTATTTATTCTGATATATGGTATACTCTAAACCAAGTAATGGTTAAGGAGTTAATAGAAAAAAACTACCTTGAGTTACCTATTTTAGGTCGCTTTAAAATAGTTAGGTTTAAACGTAAAGTAAAGATTAAAGAAAATGGTAAACCTAACTTACCCATAGATTGGATAAAAACAAGAAGGGGTTGGAGAGACGGTACATTAAAATCAGATAAGTTTATATACCATACTAGGAACTGGGCTATTAAAATAGTTTGGAGTAAAACGAAAGTTAAAAACATAAAAGTATATTCATTTAAACCATCAAGAACAAATGGAGGTAAATGTAATACTGGAATGATAAATCAATTATGGGCTTATTTAGCAGAACAGGATACTAATTATCTAAAAATTCCCATGATAAATTAATATATTTGTAATATGAACTACAGAACAGTCTCTGCTAAAACAATAGTTGAAACAGTATTCTCAAGATACCGTAATTATATATCTCAAGATTCTGATGGATTAGTGGGTAATGCCGTTGAATGGATGGGTGAAGCCTTAGAAGCTATTGGTATCCTTTCAGCAATGGAAGATATAGATGCTGTTCATGCCGTTGAAAATGGTAGAGTAGAAATTCCTTGTAATTTATACTTAATAAAATCAGTAGCACATGACGGTAATTGGTTACCTTACGGTTCCCAAACATTTAATTATGACCTTCACTGTACTCATTGTGTAAATGAAGATGCGTCAAAAGATTTACCTTATTCATACATTGTTAATCCAAATTGGATACAAACCAATGTTCCTGATGGAGAAAATATATGTATTAGCTACAAAGCTTTTGCTGTAGATGAAGAAGGATACCCACAAATTCCAGATAAAGTAACAGTTAAACAAGCATTGTTTTGGTATATTACTATGCTAATGTGTTTAGGTGGATTCCAACATCCGGAGATTAACTTTGACAAAGCTGAACAAAGATGGTTAAAATATTGTGGTCAAGCTGAAGCTGACTTAGCATTACTTGATAAACCACAAAGAGAAACATTTAGAAATCAGTGGGTTAGATTAATTTCTACTACCCAACATGATTATAGAGATTTCTTTAGTAACATTGAAGGTGAAGTTTTGCAACAAAAATATAACAACCAAAGAGTTTAATGCTACCACTAAAAATAAATACAGATTTAGACCCAACAAATGCTCCAGAAAACTCTTCAACCTTAAATGTCAACATGAATGCTGACATTTTAAAGGGTGTTATCAGTAATGAGCAAGGGTTTGATATAATTACTTTAACTAATGACAGCAGGAAGATTATCGGTAGTTGTTTATTACCTGATAATTCTACTTGTTTATTTTCTCAAATATTTAATAATGCTAACTATGCATCTGAAATAGGTGTAGTTAAAGAAGGTGTATATACTGTTATACTAAGAGATAATCTATTAGTTAATGCTGCATTAGGTTTTAATACTACTAATTTAATTCAAGCACAATCTAAAGTTAACTTTAATGGTGATTTTGTAATATACTGGGTAGACGGTAATAACTCAGATAAATGGTTAAATATTACTAACTTACAAGTAGATACAACTACAGATTTAAAAATAACTGATGCTGCTCAATTTAATTTAATGCTTGGGTTTGCTCCTGCAATAGGAGATTTACCTAGTTTATCTATTATTGAATCTGGTAGTTTAGAATCTGGAGTATACTATGTAGCAATTACTTACGGAGATAAATTTCAAAATTTCAC